GTCCTTTTGTATTCTGAGCAATTGACTTCGCAATTTCAACCCCAAGCTTCGCGCCCTCTAACTGATCCTTGCGCTCCGCCTTGTCTTTCTCTGTTGCGATCTTAACCCCTAGGCGAGCACCTTCCTGCCGCTCTTGTGATGCAATACGGTCTTGCTCATTGGCGATGGTTGCCGCTTTCGCTTGTGAGTCTAGGTTGAGTTTCGCCAGATCTAGTTCGCGCTTGTGCTGGAACTCTGCTTCTTTGAGCGCGAGCTCACGCTGTTGAATTTGCGTCAATGGGTCTTGTGCTTGTCTTTGCGCCTGCATCTGAGCCATCTCTGCGCTATCTTTCTGCAGTAGCTTTTCAGCCGCCTTGGCAACGGTGCTTGCGAGATCAAACTCTACATCTTCCGGCAGTGGCTGATCTGGGTCTGGGAGTGGAGCTCCAAGCTGTCCCTCAATTTCTTTCCTGTACTGGAACGCAACGTGCTCGGTGATGTGCTCTATCATTGCCTTCTGAATGACAGGAGCAAAAGGACTCTGACCGACAAGCTCTTTGATCTTAGGATCATTGAGCATCGCCATGTGGACTTGGATGTGTGCTTCATGGTCTTGATACGCAAACGCCTTCACACCTTCCTGCTGGAGAATCTTCATGTTCTCTGTGACAGGATCTGTTGGCTCAATCTCGTCTTCTAGCTTGACGATCTTGTCTGCGTCTTGAATTCCAAGAACCTCAAGCATCTGACGATGCAGTCTTCCCAGATCATAAATCTGTGGCGCTTGCTGTGCAAGCTGTAATGCCGCTTGATACTGCATTACTTTTTGGGCCATTGTTGCCGCATTTGGGTCAGAAACAGGGATGACGTCCACCCTGCCGTCGAAGTCTTCGATGCGGTTGAAGTTACCATCGAGTTCATATGAGTACTCTGCTGGCATGTAATCATGAATGATTTTGGCAAGGATCCGCAGTTCTTTACGAAGCGCCGCATGAAGCCGCGCTTGAACACCAGACATCACCTTCATGCTCCGCTCGAGCAATGCAAGCGTTGTGCCTACTGGTGCATTTGGATTCGCTGAAGAGATGTCTATATCTGCAACAGAGCCAATACGGCGACCTTCTTCAACAATGTTACCGAGCAACTGATACAGAACACTTGACGGTTCTTTGTACGGTAATGGGTAGATGTTGTCTCGGATTGCTCCTCCGGGAATATCTACGTCACGGAACTCACCCGGCATCAACGGAGAGTCATCTCCTTTGATCCGCAAGCCACGAGCCTTGAGCCCTGCTGGTAAATTGGCAAGGGTGCCTGCGTCAACAAGCTGGCGGAGAATCGATGTTGCTGACTTGGCTAAGCCGCCAATAAGATGGATAAGCCCAATCCCGTAGAAACCAAGTCCGGGGAGGTACGGGTAATGCACGAAGTGCATCCTCTTGCACTTCTTATCATCATCCTCATACCAGTTTCTGCGGACCGAAAGAACAGTGCGTGAAGACTTATCGATAGTGACAACATGAGGCCTAGCGATCCCATCTGGGTCCGCAAACTCTCCGGGTAGGTCAATGTCTGCGTGGATCTCAAGGATGGTGTATCGGTCATCATCTTCGATCGAGTAGTTTGATTCGCCTTCAATCTCATCATACTTCTCCTCGATGTCTGAGTACTCGACTGATGGGTCGGGCAAATCAACATCACGATAGAAACCAGACACCATCAACTTCAGAACTTCGTTCGGCGTCTTCTTCATCACATGGGTGTACCGCTCTGACGTTGGTAGATCAGATGCGCCATATGAAATTACAAAATCTTCTGCGGGAACGAAAGCCGCCACAGGCCGTTCCAGCATTGGGTCATAGTAGACCTTCTTGAATGCTGAACCGGCGAGCGGCAATTTGAACAGCAACTGCTCAAACTCGTCTCGATACTCCGTCATGACCTCTGTGGCCATATAGTTCATTTCGTTCTCTACGCGAACGGCTTGCCTTGCTTTCTCATCATCCACCTTGCCCATGATCTTTGTGCGGACAGGGCCTGATGCTGGGAATACTTCTGTGATGGCTTGCGCTTGGAACCGGACAACTGATTCGGTCAACACTGGGTGGAACACACCGCATGCTCCGGGCCATGGTTGATCTCGCTCTTCGATCTTCAGTCCAAGCAGGTCTAGTCCTTTGACATATGCTTGAGCCCACTCTTTGCGAGACTCACGGTCACCCATGAACGCCTCAACAAGATCAGTCGCTAGGTCTTCAAGGTCTGCTTCTGGGATAAAGTCTGCGAGGTTTGACTCGTGATCTGGACCAATCAGCATTTCCTGCATGCCCTCATCGAGGACAATGGTCATGCTACCGTCTTCTTCGTTGATGCTCACCGCATCTGGATTGATAATCTCAAGATCTATTTCGGATTCTTCCTCCGGTGTCTCGATCTCTACGATATTTGTGGGTGTCAAAGGTTTTTCAATTGCCATCAATAATACTCAATCTTGCGGTGATTATAGACTGGCTCTTCCCAGTCATCCATTTCAGAGCGAATCCATCCGCCCTGTCGGAACCTTAGTAGGGCCTGAGTCATGGAGTCAACCAAGTCATCATGATCCCCTGACGGGAACGCCGCGCATTCCTCAATCAGTTCATCGGCCCATCGTGTTGGGGGTGCCCACACCACACCTGAAGCAAACAGGTCGGTGACTGCATTCACCCTCGCAATTTTGTCTTGCCCTCTCGATGGTGTGAACTCTGTCACTGGTATCCCCATCGCTCTTAGCTCAAAGATTAGCGGAGCGCCGGAAGCCTTCTTTTCCACGATCATTTGATCGGGCTCCCATTCCCAATAATGCTCGTATGCTCTACGCTTGAGCTCTGGGAACTCCAATTTATCCTTGAAGCTATCTAATAATATCAGATTGGGTACGTTCTTGCCGTCATCATTTGGGTGGTAGAACACTCCCCACGTCGTACAGGCGCTGTAGTCAGAGCGCTGAGTCTTCAGGAACGCGGTATCCCAGCTTTGGATGATGGCGTCACAGCGGGGAGGGCTGTTTGTGTCCCAGTTGCGCCACCATTCGCGCTTGATGAGCGCCCCTTCCTCGCTTGTTGGGTCTTGTTGGTACTGCGCCTGCCACTTTGAGACGGGAAGTTCCGCTTTAAGCGCCTCAAGTTGCGGTAACGGCCAGAACTCAGGCCACAATGGCTTGCCGGATGGCATAATTGCAGGCAGTTCAATCACTTCCCACTCATCAGAGCCCTGTCTTTCTGCAGATTTCTTGATGATTTGGCCCGTTAGATCCCTGACAGACCACCGAGTCATCACAATAATGATGGCACCACCCGGTTGCAAACGCTGGCGGGGGCCAGATGTGTACCATTCATAGACCTTGTCGTACACTTCAGGGTTATATGCGCCGATTGCGGCGTCTTGTTCCGAGTGGGGGTCATCGATAATGAGAACATCGGCACCTTTACCGGTCACCGCACCGCCTACACCGATCGCAAAGTAGTCCCCTCCCTTGGATGTATTCCATCGGCCCGCCGCTTTGGAGTCTGACGACAGTGTAATATCCGGAAATACGGACTTGAAGTCCGGATTATCAAATAAATTACGCACTTTACGACCGAAGCCAACAGCAAGTTCTGCTGTGTGTGCAGTCTGAATGATCTTTTTCTCTGGGTATTGACCCAAGAACCAAGCGGGGAACAGGTAAGAAGCGAACTCAGACTTGGTGTGCCGGGGTGGCATGTTAATAATCAGGCGTTTGAGCTCGCCCTTTGCTACACGCTCAAAGGCTTCAGCCATGGTTTGATGGTGCCTACCAGCAATAAATGCTGGCCAGACATGTTTAACAAAGTCCAAAAAATGTAAACGAGCGTTTTCTCGTGTACGCGCCTCGGACATTTCGTTAACGAGTCGTAGGAGATCCCGCTGTTCATCGGCGGGCAGGTTTTTGATTAAGTCCTGAAACTGGTCTGAATCAATATTCGCTAGCATCGAGAATGGCCTTCTTTGCCAACTCGAGGGAGTGAATCATCTCCGCCGTCTGCCCCATCGATGAGCAGACTGTAAAATCACGTTCATCTCCGGTGCCTGTCCAACCAATGAGCATGACCTTGTCGAATGCGTATTCCGACATTGCGTTCTTGACCATCTCCTGAGGATCAAGATCGAAATAGGCGGTGCCTCCGGGGAAGTTGATTACATCAGCCATCGGTCTGCATCTCTTCGATAATCTCATCCACAGCGCTGTACAGGTTTTCTCTGACCTGATCGATTTCTTCTGTCGTGTCTACTTCCTCTGTTACGGTATCGAGGAATGCAGTGATGCCTGTTAAAACAGCTTTGAGGTCAGAATCTTCGGTGCGGATTGTGTGTTCGAATGATGCGGTAGACGTTGAGTACTCAATACTAAAATACATTATGTTCTCCCTTGTGCATCTCCTCAGTTAAAACGGGGCCCGATGGGCCCCAACGAGAGCAACTGGGAGACGAGTTACTACACATAGAGTAACACAGAAGTCACCCTATTTTTATTAAATTTTTTTTAGGCTTGCGCCAGCGCATTCGTTGTGTGTATAATCTGTAGTCTAGACTACAGGAGTATAGGTGATAGTAGTCTAAGTACTGATAATAAACAAAATAGTACTGTTATAGACTGTAGTAGTCTAGACTACTGGAGACGCTATGCTCAAACGTATCCATGTGAACCAGCATCACATCAGGCACAACCTCAAACATCCTGAGGATCCAAAGCCTGTTCTCACCGTCAAGACATCAAAAAGTAACACAAAGTGCGACCGAGTTGTCATCCATGGCACCTCAGAGGTAGTCTATTCGCCTGATAAGCCTTTGGCTTGTGGTGCCAAGGTTTGGATTGAAACACAGGCTGATTTGGAGATTTTTGGTGAAGATAGGAAAGATCAAGCGTAAGCTACAGAAAACGTACATTAAAACGCTGTACTCATATGCAAACCACTTGCAAGAACGGGCGCGAAAACTTGAAGATAAGATGATTGAGCTCGAGCTTAGGTTGAAGGAAAAGCGCGATGAAGATTAACGGGATCAATGTTGATATAGAGAATAACCGAGAGATCGATGACTTCAATCTTGAGCAGGCGATATTCGGAGTTTGGCACACAGTAGATGATTTGAAACTGTTACTGCAAAATCTTGAGTTCATGGATGAAGATCAAGTGTTCGCCGCAATTCACGGGCTACAGATTTTTGTTGATGCTCGTTGTCAAAAGCTCATGGACGTCTACGAACAAATTTTAGAGAACAGGAGAGTCAGGAATTGTGAGCAAGGGGAGCAGACAGCGTCCTTCGGACAAGAAAAAATTTAACGAAGGTTGGGATAGAGCCTTTAGTAAAAAAGGTGCAAATGCACCTAAAGGGGAGAGCAATGGACGTCAACACACTGATCAATGACTGTGAGCTGAACGATGATCTTGCAAAGATCATTGACCGTCTGACAGTGATGAACCTGTATGAAATCAAAGAATCAATGGTCGATAGCTATGAGCAAACGCTGGACGGTAAGTTCTTAATGGTCTTTACAGAAGAAGGTCTTGAGGAAGACGCTCATCAGATCAGTCTACGCATACAGGCACTTGATTTCATCTTGTCTTGGCTGACGCCAGATCACCAGCCTTATGATTTTGACTTGATTGATTGGTGGGACAATGAGTAGGAAAGTACTCAATAGTTACAGAAAATGTAACTTTGGGGCAGTATGCGTAGGAATGCTATGCATAATCTGTAGTTTATAAACTACAGGTATACACGAATGCCTAAAATTCACATCATTTCTGTCAATTAAGCCACCTAATGTATGCTATCCTCTACATTGTTGCACTGCACAATGGAGGATATGCAATGGACTACAAAGAAATCGTAGAGACTACAGTGAAGAACATCCGTCAAGCTTCAGAGTGGGCACTCTTCCAATGGGAGAAGACTGTCAAAGAAGCGATGGAGCAGATGGAGCAGTTCCAATCTCAATTTAAAAAATAATATTACTGGGTGCCTATGATTCCTAGGCACTTATCTGAGCCCGGCTGAGAGCTATTTTAAGCGCCTCTGTCGGGTTTTTTCTTTTAGGGGGTACCCTAGTACTCCTTTTCTCGAATATCCCCATAATCCATAACAAAATCGGCCTTCCTGAATGGATATGATGCTGTCCGTGAAGGCACATTATTAGTCTAAGCGGATAACGGGATGTCTATGAAATTCATGTGATGGGATGTGTGGAATAGTGTGTGTATGTATGCCAGTGCGCCATGTCGCATCACGGGGGTGGGGATGGGGTGGGGTACTAGACTCACCCAGATCGCTTGCCACTACCCTGTCTTTCTAGAGAGCTCATCCAGTTTCGCCATGAGCTCTGCCTCGATCTCACCTGAGCTCCTCTGCTTCTCATCCTGCTCGACACGATCAGTGAACATAGCGATCGACTTACCCAAGAGTTCCAGTGCCCTGATGCGAGCTGAATCAGACTCAGCAGTCATGGCCTCTGTGTGAAGCTGTTCCAACACCAGTCTCTTCAAGCGAGCATGGTCATGCAGTGATTTCTCTTCCTGAGCCTTCTGGATGCTGTGCACCCTTTGTACAACCTGTGGGTGATCCATCAGCTTGCTCGCCTCAGTCCAGACGCTTTGGTCTTTCATGTTGTCGCAGTCATAGGCGCCTCTGTACGCATCGCTGAGAGTCTTACCGTGTGCCACGCTCTGTGCGAACTGTTCCTGCTTCGCCGTTAGAGCTCGCTTCACGCTCTGTCCTGCCACTACCTGTAGTCTTGTCTCTTCCACTGTGTTCCCCTATTGGGTTTCGGCTGATCTGTTTCGGGCTTTCAAAAAGTTCAAATGCACCTTTTCTTTTTCATCTTCCATTTTACTTACCTTCTGGAGCCCTTATCTGTTCAGGGTTGTACAGGGATGTAAAAAAAATCAAAAAAGTGTTTGCATTTGTAAAACCACGGGATTACCATTCGCAGTAGTGGAGCTCTACCCGATCTGGGATTCGCTCCACGGGCCGGAGAAGGCCGGTCTCTCAGCTTAGTGGCGCGAGCCTATGCTGACTGACCAATCAGCTTAGTGGTGCGAACCTATGCTGATCATGGCCAAGCCCCGATGCCTCCACTCAGTGGACATCGCGGACTCCCACACAGGCCCGCCCCAGTTCAGGGGAGTCGGTGAGCTGGCAGGACAGCAGTCCATACCAGACCTGATGAAACGACTTTGAACTCACACTGCACCCATTGCGCGGAGTGAGTAGTCAGGCGGTTAACGTGTAGCGATGGGAGACGGTGACAGACGGTGTCTGTGCCAAGCTGACAAGCGGATCGTGTGAATCGGACGCGCAAGGGGGTGACCCAAGCCAAATGAGATCAGCAGTGCCTTGTACTGAGTCATTCGTCAAATGTTGGAACTACCCTGAGCGCTTGCAAGTTGGTTCGGGGTTTTAGTGTTTGAGGCGGGTTGGAATGCCTGCCTCTGTGTGTCTCAGGCAATCAGCCTGACTGATGAGCGGCGGTATCCGCGAAACACATGAGGAAATACCTATGACTGAATCATTTGGATTTAACATCGAGGGCCGTACGGTCAACCGCATGAAGGATCAGATGGAGGCTTTAGGCCTGCCAACTACCATCGACTTTGTTTATGACGATGGCGGACGTTCCAAGGTTGGGTACAAGTCAAGAGTCAAGAACGCAGATGACTGTGTCGTTCGTTCGATCGCTATCGCTCTTGACCTCCCGTACGATCAGGTGTTTCGGGAGCTGATGTACATCGGTCTTGAATTGGGTTTGTACCCAAACGCAAGATCAGTGCATGAGCGCTACTTGAAGGCCCATGGTTGGGTGAAGAACAAGTGCCCGCGCAACGTCTCAGGCAATCTGATCAAACTGCGCGACTGGTGCTCTGCACCTCATCGCGCTGTAGTCAGCAACTCACGTCATCTAACTGCCATTGTGGATGGCAAGTGCCGTGACACTTGGGACTGCACATACCGCCCAGTCAATTCGTACTGGACCAAAGCATAGTCGAAACGCCCTACGGGGCGTCTGTGGGATACGCCCTACCCACACTGATGAGACAGGGCAAACAACTTAGGAAATAGTTATGAACACAAACGGTATTCAGCATAACTTTCGCAGGGGTCAACTGGTGTGGAACATCAACGGCCTCGAGGATCGTGTCTATGAGATCGTCAAGATCACAGCCAAGCGCATCGTGTGCAAGGACGTTGGATGGATCGGAGAAACAGGTGTTCGCCTTCATGGAGGCAACTACGCTGTCTCAACCTGCACGCCAGAAAATCTGTTTCTAGTTGAGCCACACCTGATCTAGTCACCTACCTATGCATAGTCGAAACGCCCTACGGGGCGTCTGGCAGATACGGCCTCCTGCCACTGATGAGACAGGCCAATCAATTGAGGAAACTGTTATGAAGAACTACATCAAGCTGACCAAGACTCGCCCAACTGTCTGGCGTGGTAACGGCATGGGCACTGACTCAGCCGAATGGGTTGTGAAAGGTGCTGAGCACATCACTGTGCTTCAGATCGCTTCTGGTTGGATTGCACGCGATGATTCAACCCGTGCGGAGCATGGCGTCAGCCGTGTCATCGCCCGTGCTGACTACAAGGCTGATCTGGTCAACAAGCTCAACCTCATCTACATCACTGAGGGCATCACTCAAGCATAGTCGAAACCCGCTCCGGCGGGTCTGCAGGGCTCTGATCCTACCTGCACTGATGAGACAGGATCACTTAACCATTGTCTGAGGAGACTTATCATGGCTACTAAAATCAACTTCACTCTTACTTCTGGCGCTCAAATCGA